TTGGCAGCTCAAAGCCGCCAGTTTTACCCAGGGGGGTCAATTCTAGGTTGGCGTTAGGGGGTCATTTTTACAGTGGCGGTGACACTTAACCGGCTTAGAAGAACGTTGTCGGCGGTCTAATGGGCCAGCGAGTATCACGCAAGATAGCCAGAAATTCTTGGCACCTAGACCCTTGATCCGGACACCAAGACTTTCCGAGAACGGGTGCGCGGCAGCTTTACGCTAATGCGGTCGCCCCGAGCAAGTTCCTGTACATGTGCCAGGGGAGCGCATCAAATCGTCAAGCTGTCCGTCGTAACTAAAACAGACCTTACGCCCCAAAATCGACATCAAACGCTTGGTAAAAGGCTTTATCAGTTTCGGCAATGATCCAGGCGAGAAGAATGACATGGTGCCCGTGTTTATCGTCAGGCAGTGTTACTGATGAAGTCTTTTTCGGCTGTAGCTCGTTCCTGTGCTCACTGAAAGGACTCAAATCAGAAACATCACTCCACATTAACCCGTCTTGCGAGTTAGCGTTGAAGTGGTTATCAGACACGTAGTTCTTCCCCTTGAAGTCAGCTCGGGTAAGAGGTGTACTTTCATCCCAGCCCTCTTTGGTAATAAACCACCGGTAGCCGCGCGTCAAATGTTCAGCGTGATACACCCATTCAATTTTAAATTCGGCTCCTCTGGTGACGCTCAAGCGAGGCCACTTATCGGCATAACCTTTACCGTTTTTCTTTATTTCTTCAATAATCCCGTTATCCGTAAGGTTTACACGTGCCCACCTACCACTATTCCCGCCACTGAGTATAAGCCCATCTGCTGGGGGATCAGTAAGCGTAGAAGTTAAGTCGACAGGTACATCGACACGAGGGAAATCGTGTGCGTAACCATAGGTCAGGTCGGGAAAGTTTTTGCCTCCTTCCATGGAGACCACTTCCCATTCCAATAGCAGCTCTTTCTCCATGGCATAAGAACCACGGGATGCTGGGCTTATTACCCTGCCGTGCCTGGGGCGCGCGGTATCAGATTCATTCATTTCCATACCCTCAGTTGTCGAATCAGGCATGCCTTGCCTGTTGCACAATTGAGTACTTACTTTCGTAAAGCGGATAGCTAGCAGTTCAACCAGTAGAATTTTCGGTGGAAATATGAGGTGCATAGCGCTTCGCCAAAAGTCGCAGGCTCTTTTTACCACTGCCTGGTGCTACCGGCCAGGCAACAGCGTTCACTTTCGCCGACCAATAAAAAACCCCGCAGACGTTAATCTACGGGGCTTTGAATAGTGGAGGCCGAGGTCGGAATCGAACCGGCGTAGGCGGATTTGCAATCCGGTCATGAAACACAATCAGGCTAGGGTCTGTGGCGATATTTGGTTCCGAAATAGAAGCAAAAAAAGTCCTCTGGAGGCCTCGTAGAATGCGGACTCCACTTTTTATTTCGGAACTGATTTCTCTCCTTTCTAAGGCTTGTCTGAAAAGTACTAGATTGCAATCAAAAATAGTCTGAGTCGCTCTCTAACTTATTGATTTTACGTACCTGTAAGGTGACAAAAAGGAGCTACAGGGCCGGTAATAAGACTTTTCAGACAGACCCTAGTGTCCTGCTGACGAACACCACTCCCCAAAACCGAAAGAATCGAACACTGTATGCGCATACAAAAACGGGGATTCACTCATCATGAACATTGACTAGGCCGAAGAATGGCCGTTATGTCCCACGGAGGATCCGATGCTCAAGCAACATGCAAATTTGATCTCAGAAGAGAACAGGCTGCTGCACGGCGAGGTAGATCGATATGTTGTAAATGAGCATTCCGAGCGTTTTCGCAGCCTCTTTTCGTAAAGCGCCTAGTTTATAGTATGGTATCGTCGTCAGAACAGGCACTGTCTGTATCAAACGAGTAATCTTCCACCATTTCTCGATGCGCAGCTTTTAACTTATCAGGCTTATCAGGCTTATCAGGCTTATCAGGCTTATCAGGCTTATCAGGCTTATCATAAAAACGATCCCTTATAGCAATACCTTTGGCAAGGGCTTTCTCTCGATCAGCATTCAAGCCTTCAAAAGCAATATGTTGCACCTCATTCCAAAACCCCATCCCGATGCGCTGGCTTGATCTATGGAGTATAAACTTGCCACTGTGAGGATCGAACAACCCCTCCGGCCCCTTGGTCTCTTGCTCAACTTCAGAGCATGCCGCACAGGGCACAAATTTTCCAGCAAGAGGAACAATGACATGTTTTCCTTCTTGCAGGCCAAGCTTCTCTATTATTTCTTGATATTGGCCATCTTTATCTTCCGCCAAAGCACTCTGAATGTTCTGCTCTGCATGCATAGTTTGAGTAATCCCTTCAGGTAATAAGCCATCGAGACTTGCATCTCTGAAGGGAGGATGAATAACTAACTCTTCGAATGACGGATTCGACTGCGAAGCAGCCTGAATCACTTCATGCAAAATATGTAGCGCAGCGATAGCTTGCTGAGAAAGATCCTGACGGGAGAGGTTATTCTCATCAGGACAGCCCAAGCCTTTGGCTATCTCGGAAACGGTATTTTGCTTCAATACCTCAAACCTTTTTTGGTCAAGAAAATTTTCTTTGAATTTTACAATATGGCGCCTATTCCTGCATTCCTCAACCAGCGCTCTAGATCTTATATTTCCCGGGTAAGGGATTGCGCGCTCAATATCTTTCGTCAAAGCAAAATGCAATGATTCCTGGATATGCTCACTGTGAAAATTTGAAGAGATATGAAGCTTTCCATTTATAACAGATGCTTGAACTTCTATAGGCCTCAAAGACTTAAGACCTATCATACCCCAGTTTACCGACTTTGCTCTCCGCACCCGTTCAAAGCAATAGTATTTGAGCCATGAAAGGCGTTTATTCTTAACATATTAAATTCCCAAATCAGTTAAAAATCTTAAACTCGAATCACGACTTTGCAGTCCGCCAGCGCACGTCATCTGGTGCTGTTTTCGTAAGCCATAGATGCGTTATTAAGGGGCATGTTAGTTTAAGCTGCAAGTCCAATATTTTGTAATTGCACGTCCAACTCCGATAAGTGAGTGGTCATATATACGCATTTGGTTCCACTTGCCTATCTTTCCGTGAAACTTCGAAAAATGCTAAGGCGATCATTGCGGCAAACTACGCCCCCTGACTTTTCGTACCAAAACCCAGATCATTACAATCCCGGGACAAATTGAAAGATATAGACAACCGGATATCTGGCCTGTTACGCGGCACCTGCGATTCTTGGGCGAAAATCAACTTTCACCGCTAAAAGCCACACGTTATAAGAAAGACTGAAATGAGCTCGGAGATGACGAAAGCCAAAGCTATCGCGGCACTATACGCCCATATAAAATCAGTATCTAGAACGCACCAAAAAAGACGCACATCAGAAGATGTACGTCTTTTAAATTAATTTAGACGAAAGCTTAACGCCTAAATTTATCGTCGAGCACGATAGTCAGATAATATCGACCGGCACCTTCTTACCTCGAGGCAATGTAACGATCAAAGCGCGTGCAGTCTCTCCATTGTCAGCGGCTGACGATATATCCGAATAGACCTTGCCACCCTTCTCGAGGAAGTCCCCCAATCGCATCTTGACCGCCACATGATTACCATGAGAATAGCCTTGAATCGCAGATCGCGCTCTCGAGCCAACCATCACGTTTAACGATGGAACTCCTAGATCGGTAGCGTGAGCCTGTTTCGGGAGGTACGCTCTTGCCTCATGTGATGAGGCACCGATATAGCTGGCATAAGGATTGGGCCGCAGCTCTTCATGCAACGCGATGCTTGCACAAGACTCTGGATTACCGGCAAGCATACCGCCTCGTACATAATGACTTTCAGTCGTTCTGTAAACCGGCGTTTCTGAGTTAAGGCCTATTGCCCTCATAGGATCATGAGTGTTCAGAAACTGTTCTCTCTGACTGGGGGATAGCTGGTAAACAGACGTAAGGTTTTGTCCGCCAATAGCGTGACTAGAACCAGAAGCGCCTGAAGTTGTTCGCGGCGAGTCCGGCGGACTGTAAACATTATGAGAACCTGAACTCACACACCAATTGCCCATAACAACCTCCTACGTTAAAAAGCTTAAAAAGCTGTAGTTTTCTTCATTTTTTACGTGCAGATGTCTATGACTGATACATGGTTTCAGCGCTGGATCCAGCACAACGATTTAACATTTATCAGTCGTTTACGGCATCTTCCCGTACTTTTTGCCCTGCGTACAGGGCGACCATCAAGACAAGTGCCGTGTTGCCACTAAGGCGCCTGCCGAGACATCTGTATAGATCTTTCCGACTTCTTCAGAAAGCTACTAAACCTCATGAGGCTTATGCGAGGTTAAACTTTTTCCTAATACCCACCGCGACTTCCAATAGATCTTCGAACACTTTGCGCATTTCAACGTTATTCATCTCAATTAGTGGAATCCGGGTATGCAATACACCGCCCTTCTCGCTATTCATTCCAAATGTAATAAAAGGCTTTCTAAAGCTAAAGTTATTTAACTGTAGTGCTTGACTCAACGCATCACTGCTTACGCTTTGAAATTTGCCGATTTCGGCTACAAAAGAGACCCATCGAGATTCGTCCTGATAAACTTTTATCTCAATACCGCTCTGAAATTCAAAACAATAAACTTCATTGTCATTTTTCTTATCAGGCAGGTTCGGCATGCTGTAGTCCTTTGCCAGTCCTTCAACAAGACGATCAAATGAGTTTTTCATAATGTACCTCGACAATTTTGATGACACTCAGTGGCCATAGGGAGTCATTCGGTTCCATTTTTGGTCAGACCGTTGGCCACGGATCGATCCTTTAGTCATGTGTCGCAAGACTGGCCAGAGTAAAGCACCCAGAGAATGCCGATCGGCATCAGGCCACTGTCAGTAGCGCCAGCAGTCAAAGAATGGTTATAAGGCACTTGGGGGGACTGATCACCTCCCATCTATACTTTGCGAATACCGAACTGAGCGACCTTGACAGTCGAGTCCTGTGCAACGCCAGCGGCTAGGTACAGGCCCATGCGCGAGGTGATCACGGTTTCAGTCAGGTCAATCGTGCCGCGCTGCGTTTCCAGCTGCCCCACGAAATTGGCCGGCATGGTGAACGGCTCTTGGTACTTGTCCATCGACCGATAGTAGAACGTAGACGATGCGCCATTGACCGTCTTGGTAATGGTCAATTCAGCCTCCCAAGCCAGAATGCCACGCGACGAACCCATGATTTCAACCGCCGACACCATTTCGATAACATCGCCGGCCGCCAGGTTGGTCTGTACCACGTTGGCCGTGGGTTGCATGTAGATGTAGCCGCCCGCCGCCGCCATGTTGCCGCCCAGCTCGATGCACTGCGCCTCGCCATACGCGGCAGGTTCCTTGAACCAGCGGGTGGTAATGCCGTTCAGGCCTGAGCCCACGGCCTTGTAGCCGTCCGCCAGCACCGAGCCAGCCACGGCATTCACGGCAGCCGGGAGCGTGCCGCCAGTGCCCGCCAGCAGAGGATTGGCATTGAGGCAGCCGAATGGCCGAGTAGATATCGCCAGCATCCGTGGGCAACGGGATACCCGGGAATTCGAAGTTGGCGGCGATGATCGGCACCACTCGCGAACTGATGAAGTCGGCACCGAGGATGTTCGGGTGCAGACCCTCAACCGTCATTGCCTCGGTGAAGCCGTCCCAAATATTCACGACCGGCACGAACTGGCTAACGTAGCTCAGCACCCAGTCTTTGTAGGCGATCGCATCGGCCAGCGCCTGACCGGTCAGCGCCCTGCTACCGAAACGCGGCGTACCAGTGCCGACGATCAGGTACTTGCCAGGCGTGTTCAGGAACGCGGTGACGATCTTCATCACATTGGCTTTCGTATCGGCGAGGCTCATACCCGCCGTGGTGCTGTCGTCGGTGCGTGACAGCAGCAGCCACAGGTCGGCCGTAGACGAGGCAATGCAGGCCGGTAGCCTGGCCAGGAACTGCCCGGTGTGGTCGCCGAGCTTGCCTTGATTGTCCAGGTAGCTGGGAAACAGGCCGGTACGCGCCGCGATCATGCCGGCATAGCCATAGGCCTCAGTGCCGAACGCGGTCGCCGCGATGGTGTGGCAATTGCCCGAGAAGCTATCTCCGAGCAGACCCAGGCCGCGTCGGATCGGCTGGCGCCGGGGGATGGGATTGACCAGAAGGCTCATGCGTATACCTCAAACGCAGCGCCAGCAGCGGGCACGATGCGGATCGTCGCCGGCGGAAAGCTCAACTGATAGGCACCGTCTTTCCAGAACGTGTCGGTATTGATCCAGCTGTCCCCAGCCTGGATCTGGACTGACACCGAACCACCGTTCGCCTTCACTGCCAGCGTTACCTTTATGGTGCGGTCGTAGTTTTCTTGCTTAATCGATGTCTGCATTTTGCCTCCAAAGTACATAAAAAAAGGCGCGAAGCCTCAGAACAAGCCCCCAAGCGCAGACGGCTCCCAATTCATTATCACGAGTTCTCCACTGACCTCACTCTTGCCTTGCCGCTGATTCGAAGTGGTGTAGCGAATATCCACCTGCTCAAAATGGAAGCCGTCGAAAACCTTCCTGATGTCCGGGTGATCATTGATGCTCACCATCACCTTTCCTTTACATCTCCGCATGAAGTCGGCCATTCGCTCGTAGTTTTCGAACGGGAAATCCACGCCATAGCCAGCGGTTTTCCAATACGGGGGATCCATGTAGTGAAAGGTGTGGGCACGGTCGTAACGCTCGGCGCAGTCCAGCCAAGGAAGGTTTTCGACATACGTGCCAGAAAGCCTCTGCCAAGCAGCGGAAAGGTTTTCCTCGATCCTCAGCAGATTTATGGCAGGACCAGTTGTCGCGGTCCCGAATGTCTGGCCAGTAACTTTGCCTGCGAAGGCGTGATGCTGGAGATAGAAAAATCGGGCGGCTCGCTGAATATCGGTGAGAGTTTCAGGACGGGTCGTTTTTTGCCACTCGAACACTTGCCTGGAGCTAAGCGCCCATTTGAACTGGCGCACAAATTCTTCGAGATGGTTTTGCACTACCCGGTACAAGCTAACCAGCTCGCCGTTGATGTCGTTCAGAACTTCAACAGGGGCGGCCTGAGGTCGCATGAAGTACAGCGCGGCTCCACCAGCGAAAACTTCGACATAGCATTCATGTGGCGGGAAAAGGGGAATAAGTCGGTCGGCGAGGCGGCGCTTGCCGCCCATCCAGGGAACAATTGGGTTAGTCATGTGCAAGCCTTTACTGTATGGATAAACAGGTGCTAGGCTCGCCGCGCTTTGTGCACAGAGCGAGGGGCCTTGGCTGGACTTGCAGGAATAGTCTGCGGTTCGGTGGCTGGAACGGATGTTGACGCATCCTTACCAGCCGCTCCTTTTGTGCGTGAAGCACGAATTCTAATCAGGCCTACGGCCTGACTTGATTGATGGTGCCGGATAGCTCATCGACAAGGCGATTACACGCCAGCCCGGCTACTCGGGCAGAGTCAGCGTATTTAGCGAGTTCTCCCGCTCGCGCGTCAGACCTGCTGAGCAGCTCGGAGAGCACCATTGCGGCACGGCTGGCTGCCTTGCCTCGTTCGGCAGCGCCGGTATTGCTGGGGGAGCAACTTGTGGCGGCTGCCAGCTTTCCGGCTTCGACGCGCAGCCGGTCGCCAGCAGCATCAGCGACAGCAGCATCAGTAAGCGCAGCGGTCTGTTCTTGTCTTGCATGGTTTGCTACCTGGTTGGCCGCTTTCTGACGGCGTTGCTCTTCGGTTCGGTATTCGGTGGTCGTCGTGGCCACCGCTTCGGATTGGGAACTGACTTCCTCGGCCCACTTCGCCTTCCAGTCCAGGTCGGTGACGGTCACGCCATGCAGGTAAGCCCCGTACAACGCACCGGCCAGCGCCAGCAAGATCAGTAATAAGCCGCCGACTCGTGCGTAAAGACCGCTCACGCCAGCACCTCAAGCGCGCGGACATACAGCGTCTGCCGATCAGCCAAGCCATTCGTGCCACCATTGATACGTTTGGTGATGGTCAGGAAGTCGCCCTTGTCGGCCAGCGTGTTGAGAGCGGCCCGGTGCCAGAACCACGCCGCCGACATAGCGGCGTGCTGCGGCAGTTCCAGCAATTCGGGATGGTTGATCAGGTCGAGGCCCAGTGCTTCGCCGCATTCCTCGTAATTGGCCCTGCCCGTCACCTGGATCAGTCCACGGCCCCGAAATTTCGAGCCATCACCCGCAACGGTGTTGCCAAGGTCCTTTCGGCCCTCGTAACCCAGCTGCTGCTTCGTTGGGCCCCAAATCTCGCGGACGTAGCGCAGCTGACCGGACTCATGGCCGACTTGGGCAATGAATGCAGCGATACGCAGCGGGGTCACGATCTGGTACTTGCTCATCGCTGTGTTCAGGACGGGTGCAAAAACGCCGGCTTTCTGGCCGGCGCTCGGGAGGATCTGCAGTAGTTGCTGCGCAGTGATCGGCATTTCGGTTTCTCCAGGCAAAAAAATACCCGCTCAATGGCGGGGGTGCGGGTGTTGCTGTGCAGGTGTTACGCGGCGGCTGGTTCTGGGGCTGGCTGAATCGATGTCTTGAGCGCGGCCAGCTCGGCGCGCAGCTCTAAAGACTCTGTGTGCAGCTCTTTGACAGCGCCCATCAGATCGGTGATCAAGGCCATCGGGTCGAGCTGCTGGATACGTGCGTTGCCGCTTTCGTCGACGCCATCCTTCTCGCCGGTCACGGCCAAGGGATTTACAGCCTGCGCCTCATGCGCAATCAAGCCTTGATAGGTGGTTCCATCGCCACGAAACACCGCGCCGAACACCTTGCGCTGGTAGGTGACGATTCTGTAAGCGTTGATGCGATCACGGTACGACGATACTTTTGCATCGGTGATGTACTTCTTGAACCGGTAGTCAGACCCGAACAGCGTCATGGTCCCGACATAGGTGTTGTCGATCCACACGTCTACGTTTGAGCCGGTCCAGTTGTAGTTATAGACGGTGCCGCCACGCCCGGCGCTAAGGCCTGCTCTACACCAAGTACCTGCTGAAGCAACCCGTCCGGTCACTTCAAGAGCGCCAGCAACAGTAAGAATTCCAGAATTTTGGTTGATGATCCTGACGTCATAGTCGGCAGCAGTGTTGTTGAAATGAAAGTCGATATAAGGACTGGTGTTGCTGAGTTCAATTCCGCCGAAAGTAGGCGCTTGAGCGGCGCCAACGCCGAGAGCGTTGCGAGCGGTTGCAGCAGTGTTGCCTCCCGTGCCGCCGGATGAAATCCCGATTGGTGCGGCAGTCACAGCAAGTGAGGACACACTCAACAGGCCGTCATAGCTATAGGTCATTTCGGGGCCGGTAGCGCTGTTGGCCGCGTTGACGGAGCGCCACGTAAATCCACCCGCACCACCGCCCTTGTTTACAACGAAGTGACCCTCACCCTTAGAGCCGGTATTCCAGCCCATATACATGCCTTGCACTCCGAAGAGGGCTGCTGCCTGCTGGACTCCGATCTCGGACAGCAGCACTCGTCCGTCAGTGCGGCCTGTACCCCCTTTGTTAACCGGAACAGTGTTTTCGGTTGCAACAGTGCCGAGACCTAGGTTCGTTCGGGCATCAGCCCCCGACGCTGCGCCAGTCCCGCCCTTGTCCACCGGCAGAATGTCGTAATTGCCGGTGCTGCGCAGCGCAGCAAGCTTAAAACCGAACTGGTTCACCAGCGCCCGGAGCGCATCGGCTGAATCTTTGACGTAGCCTTGCAGAGGAGCGAGCGCGTACCCACCAGCACCATTGCTGGCGCCCTGGTAGTTTGGCGATATCGACATGGCGGTATCACTGGCGATGTTCGTCACCTCGTACCAGCCGCCGTCTGGGCCACGAAAGCCATCACCAACACGGCTATTTGCAATGAACGCCGTACCACTACCGATAACGGCGTTCGAATTTTGGGTGACGGAAACCGTCCCGGTTTTATACCAAGGCATGGGTGCAGCTCCACAAAAGTGTTTAGTTATAATATCTAGAGGCAGGAAACTTACAGACCGGTATAGCGAAGCAGGTTTCGTTCATCCCTTGGTAATACCAATATCCGCCGCCCGCGATTTGAGCGTTTATTTGTAAAACTGGCACGCTGTTACTTAGCAAGTTAAGCCCCGCAAACTGGACGCCATCTGCAAACCACATGACGCCCCGGTCTATGCTGGAAATGCAAACAAAGTCGTCAGCATCAATGGTCAGATTGCTATTATAAATATCAACCATATCGCCTTTTTGTATTGTCCAGTTTTTGGCGAACTTGCTGTATTTCACAATCTTGTCAGCCGACGAAAATACTATGCGCCAAGCATCGTCCCGAATATTCATGCCGTAAACCTCGGGGCTTGGCTGATCAGCAAACTTGCAAGAGACGTACTCCATTGAGTAGTTCTGCAGCGAACTGCCAAGCCTAACTGCCGAGGTCACCAAAAACCCGGTCCAGTTACCTGGACCTCCCGACATGGTGGTATAAATACCCAAGGAAGGATGGCTACCGCTTATGTGCCTGACGAAAATCTGTGGCGGCTCTTGGGTCAAAATTGGCCGGGCAAACACGACAGATCCAAACCCTTCCTTATCCGTATATCGGGAAGTGATGGCGAACTGGCCTCGTTCGGAAAAGACCAGCACCTTGTGTTGGCTACCGATAATAACCGAGCCCGCCCCATTAACCGCAGAAAATCCATAGTCCACCATTACCCTACCCTCACTACTTCCACTATAGACTCAACAGGATGCTCTACCCATTCATCGCTGTAACGTCCACCCACACCTGTAGCGCGCCGTCTATTGACATAGGTGAATATTCCGATGCTCGTTCCTCCCAAATCCTTATAAGTAGGAACATACCCCCACGCATCAGGACTGCCGGGCTGCCCATAGGATGCATACTGCCTTGGGGTAATCAAAACGAAACACTTCGCAGGATCATAGTCCGGTACATCCATCAGGATATAATCACTACGAACGCCCTGACCGCCCGTGCGAGAAGCTGGAATCACCATCGAAGCCAGCTTTCTGATAGTGAAATCTTCCATCCCTAAAGTCTGGACGTTGCTGGCGTCTCGCACTCGCACTCCATAAATATCCATCGTTTCTCCAAAATGCTTTATCAGTACGAGGTTAAGACGCCGTCAATCGACCTACAGCCGTGCGCTCTACCAAGTTGGCGTCATAAACATAAAGACCCCGGTTGTTTAGAAGCACCGAGCCTTCCGCGTCCTGGCTGCGAATATTCACCGCACCCGTTACGAAGTTGAGTTCTAACAAAGGCTCACCGCGTGAGTTCTGGGCCTGAGACGTGATCGACATTCCCGCAATGATTTCTCTGATAAAGGCCGTGTTGATGATTGCGGTGTTGATGAACACCTGCCCGCCTTGCACCACAAACGGCGCAATCATCGTTCCGCTGACCTCGTCCAGAATTGCGAAGCGCTGCGCAAACGCGAGTATCTGCGACTCCTGCTCCTGACCCTCGACGCCTACAGCCAGAGCGGCCATAACCGTACGCCCGCCAACTGTGGTGGCCGTTTTAATGGTCGTAAGCGCCGAAACCTTGCCGCCGAGCGCCGAAACGGTTTTTGTAGCCGTTTCAGCATTGGCCGACGCCCCATTTGCTGTCGATTGCGCAGTGCTTATCTGTCGGGTCAGGGCACCGTCCGCATCCGCTCTCGCTGCTGCTTCGTCCCTTACGGCAGAACTTGCACCGCTGGCGGTGGCTTGTACCTGCTCGATTCTGGCGGCGAGCGCGCTGTCTGCATCTGCTCTGGCGGTTGCTTTGCTCCGGGTGGCGGCCTGATTCGAATCGACCGCCGCACTCAATGTTGTCAGCTGCTGGGCGGTAGCCTGCCTGTCCGTAGCAATTGTCGTTTCGACGATGCTGATTTTCGACTCGTTGCCACCGACACGTGCATCCAGCAACGTGGTGCGTTGGGCCTGGGCGAAATCCTGCTCAGTCCTGACTTTCACTTCCTGTGCGTAGCTGGCTGTACTGTCCCAGCCCTTGAGCGCGTCCAGCAGATCGCCCTCCCCGCTGTCTGCTCGGTACTGGGCCTGAACCGCCTGCAGCTGGCTGGCGGTCGCGCTGGTCTTGCCGTCGACCGTTGCGATGTTGGCTGTGTTTTTGGAAACCTGATCCGCCTGGGCGTTGGCCGAGCGAATCGACTGGCCGGTGTTGACCCAGTACGTAGGGTTCGGCGGGCCGTTGGCGCCGTTCGCAGCCGCAGGCACTGCCGCGATGGCCGTCCAGAGGTTGTCACCCACGCGCACGGTGTTGTCGCGCACGTAGGCATCGGTCGGCACGTAGACAAGCGCATCGGTGATAGCGCCGACCTCGCTTTTCAATTCAGCAAGACGTTTGTTTACGGAGCCATCCCCATTCCCGGAGATTTTTCCGATTTCAGTGAATAGCTGATCGCCCAGCGCCGAAGCCTTGATCTTTCCGATGAAGTACTTTTCATACGCCGGCTCGTCGACACTGACCTGTCCGAGCACACCTTTATCTGCTGGGAACCACGGCCCTACGTTTCCAGACCTGTCGACAATGCGCGCCCAAAAGAACAGGTTCGTCCCCGGCGTGATGTTCTGCATTTCATGGCTGGCTTGCGGATAGGCAAAGTCTGCAAGCTTCGTCGCAGTAGTGCGATCATTGATCTTGCTGTTCCATATTTCAGTACGTTGAGCATCTTCTGCGCCTGGCGGGAAAGTCCATTTAAGGCCAATCCCGTAGATCAGAGGCGTGGTAGTCAGCGACGTAACAGCCGGCGGCAAGCTTGTCTTGCCCTTAAGGTTTGTCAGCAGGGATGTAGTCGGGAGCGATGACACGTTCAAAGCGCTGACAGCGCGCACCCTGGCCATGTACTGGCCGGAGTAGATGCCGGGCACGTCAACCAGCAGCTCACCGGTACGCGGCACCTTGACCCACTCACGCGAGCCCCAGCGCCATTCCACGTCGTACGCTACCGCGCCTGGCGCAGCGTCCCAGCTGATGGTCATGTTGGTGACAGCGATGCCCTGATCGATGACAACATGCTGCGTCACGAACACCGCGCCTGGCGCAGACTGCACGCCCACAGGTACGCCGCTGATTGGGCGGATATCCACCACGGCGCCGAAGTCGATGGCGTCGAACTTGCTTGGTTCGTGCTGGATGCACTCGAACTGGTACTGGTGCCATTCCGGGCACGTGATGTTGCGCACCAGAAACTGCATGGTTTTCAGGTCGTCGTATTCGAGTATCCAGCCGCATTCCGCTTCCGGTACTTCGCTGAAGCTGGCAGCGATCGTCACACGCCGTCCACTGATTGAAGTGATCACACGGGCTTCGGACTTGCCGCTGGGCAGGTTCACCCGCAGCTTGGCGCCGGTCGAAATATCGATGTCACGGTCCACAGTGACAACCCGCCCCGACACTGCGCTGATGCGCCCACCGTTCGCTCGGCCAGCCAGCATCGGGTCGGCCACGGCGATGATCTGACCAGGCTTCGGTATCTGCCCGTCGAGGCCAACACGAAAGGTCGCTGGCCGCGTCTGAGTCTGCTCAGTGATAAGCGCGTATTGCCCTGCCCGCTGCGCCTGCCCGAGCGAGGTGCAGCCGTAAGCGTCCACCGCCAGTTCGTTGACCGATCCAGATTCGGCCATCGCCACGTCATCAAAGACGGGCTCTTTGTCTGTCTTGAAATCCTGAGCCGGGTTATCCCAGGTCACCATCGCCAGGTTGTGACGGTCGCGCGCACGGGTGCCCGAATACTGGATTTCGCCGTTGTTGAGGATTTGCGAAGGGTTGTAGGTGTAAACGGGATCGCCAGGCATATCGGCGGTGAACGTGATCTGGCTGCCATCCCAAGTACTCATGCCGTGAAAGATGGCCGACAGGTCTTGCAACACCGCGTAGGCATCCGCCTGCTTCTGCAGATAAATGTTGCAGGTCAATCGCGGGTGCGTGCCGCCCATACCGTCCGGCACCATCTGATCGCAATACTGCGCGATGCGGTACAGGTTCCAGCGGTCCACCATCGTGGCATCGATTCGGTGACCCAGACCGTAATACGGGTTCAGCGAGATGTCATAGCAGACCCAGGCCGGGTTGTTGGTGTACGCAAGCTTGAACGTCCCGTCCCAAATGCCGTTGCTCGTCCCGGCGCCTGATGTGGCATAGGTCCGCGTTTCAGGATCGTAGTTGGTCGGCACGCGCACGATCATGCCGCGCATGTGAACCGCGATCTTGGCGATGTCGCCACCGAACTGTTGAGCGTCATATTCGACGCAGCCCACCGCGGTGAGCGGAAACTCTTGGTCGCTGTCCACCACCTCAGCGACCGCATCAATGAACATGGCGTCCTGAACCAGAGAGCTGTTCGCCTCTGGCGTGATCCGTCGCACGCGCATGGTCCAGCGGCTGCCCGCAGGCAGATTGATGCGGTGGCTGCGCTCGTACTTCGTGACGTTCTTGCGGTCCACAAAGTCTTTTAGCACCTGGACGAGAGGGCCGCCGTCAGTGGCCAGGTCAATGGCATATTCGATTCGCACGCCATTGACGTTGCCGCTCGCATCCTGCGACTGGAGTTGTGGCCAGCTGAAGCGAACGCGCACCGCGTCCAGCACCGGGTTGGTAATGGTGCGCAGGTACGGCGTGGTGCTGAGCAGTTGTTGGTTTACATCGACCTCATTGCTCGACTCGGCAATGCCCTCAAGACGCGGCTGGTTCAGCTCACCGTTGCGGAACTGCCATTTCACGCCTGGGAAGTTAACAGTGCCGTCCTCGGCCACGAGCGGTGTTCCGTCCAGTTTCACCGAGCGCAGGCCGTTCACCGGGCCAACAATCGGCCCCCAGCTCCACAGATAGACGATGCGTGCGGTGGCGATAGAAGCTGTGCCGTTCGTGGCAATCGTTGGCTGCTTCTGTTTCGCCTCGCCGCCCTTGCTCCCGCGAATGCTTCGCGCTGCTGCCGCACTTCCCATACCGCCCCCAGAAAAAGAAAAACCCGCCGAAGCGGGTCTAGTGTTACCTGACGATCAAATCTGATCTTGTGTGTAGATGCCGCCTGACTCGACAGCGCCGCCAATCTCGCGCTCGCCGTACAGCACCGGGTAGGGGTTGCCCTGGGCGACCGTGGTCACGGCCCCACCGAACCCGTAACTGGGGTTGTTCCCGTCGTCGTTCTTGTTGCCGGTAGTAGCTGTTGTCGTAGGGGAAAGCATCTGCACAACCCCGCCAAGCCCGACCGCCGCGCCAGCAGCGAGCAGGCCCAAGCCAAGCGCTGTAGTTGTGCCGCCGGTGAACAAGCCGCCTACAACCAGCGCGACGCCCAGCACGACCTGGAACAGGCCAGCCTGCTTGCTGCCTTGGATCAAGGGCACGATACGAATATCGGTGTTATCGCTGCCCTGCATGTCGAATTCGGCCTCGCCAGCGTTGCGCTTGCCGCAGAAGACGCTGAACACCAGTCCACGCTCTTCGCCCGTCCGCAGGAATTTCTCGAAGCCTGGCTTCATGGCGCACAGGGCGTTCACCGCATCCCGCACGCTGTGTACGTCAATGCGGTACTCACGCCCGAAGTACTTGCGCAGCACGCCGTACAGCTTGATGGTGCGCATGGTCATGGGGTGTATTCCTTGTGGCGCAGGATCAGTTTCACGCGGTTGGCCATCGACCAGCCGTAGACCTCTCGGGCAGCCAGGCGACCGGGCATGTGGTGGTAGATGAACGGGCCAGAGCCACCCAGAGCCGGAGCGTCCTCGCTGTGCAGGCTGGCATCGGCGCCGAGGTAGATCGCGGCATGATTCGGGAAGTGGCAGGGACGACCTACAGTTGGTAGCTGAAAAATTAGCATGTCGCCTCGCTGGGGCTGCTCAACCCGGACGAAGCCACATGCTTCATAGTTGTCTTCGTAATGGCTCGGGCTGTCAGGATCTTCCCACCACAGTTCTTTGCGTTCGAAGTTCGGCAGCGGCAGCGCGGCCTCGCGGGCGTACCAGTCGCGGCAGGCCGACCAGCAATCGAGCAGGCCATGCGAGAAGTCCCGGCCAAGCAGCGGAGCCTGGAACCCGGTCGGCTTGAACCACTGAATATCGCCGCCGGGCCAGCCTACAATCGCCCAGGGCAGTTCGTGCAGCTCGCAGCTGACCAGATCGGTCATGCTCGGCGTGGCGGCGTGGTCCGGGTGGCTGTGAATGATTGCCAGTACCTCGCCCCGGTCCTCCGCCGCCGCCGCGTCGTGTTTGTCGATCAGGAAGTGCTGCAGCGGGTCGGTGGCCACGTTGCCGCACGGCACATACTCGCGGCCTGCATCCGTCTTGATCAGCAGCCCGCAGGCCTCGGCCGGGTGTGACTGCTCGGCGTGCGCCCGCATGGCGTCCTGAAGCTTTTGATTGATTCGCATGTTTACCCCTTGGCGATCAGGCTCGCGCCCATTGATCCGCCGAACCGGCGGGTATTGCCGCGCAACTTGCAGCTGCTCCACCAGCCGCCGCAGCGGTCCAGCGCAGGGTTGTCTGTGGGTTCGTTCTTCTTGTCGAAGTAAGCGGTACCGGTGTAAGCGCAGGCCTCCTGCCGGTACTGGCCGCGCATCGCCCAGCGGCACAGCTTGGTGATCTGCTGGGCAGGAAGCTGCTGGCCTTCCATGTCGATGGGACTGGAAAGCTCGAACCCGACCGCCGAGAAGTTTTCTTCGGTCTTCTGCTCGATTTTCCACAGGCTGACGCGGCTCTGATCCGCGGCATCTGGGTTGCCCCCGTCGAAGTTCGCGGCATCCAGGAAGTGCTTGAAGGTTTCGATCACCTTGAAGTCCGCGCCAGCGAGGTCCTTGAACTGAAGGCAAATCGCTGAAACTGCTCGCGGAATTCCCGACAGCTCATTGGCCAGTTTGAGCTTCGGCGTTGCTGGCCGACCATCACCTCGGATATCCAAGCCGGTGACCTCAATCTGGATCGGGGAATACAGCTGCCCCTGCCAGATGATGTCACCCTCATGCTCATGCCCGTGGAAGCGCCAGAGCGTTGCTCCAAGCCGGGTGGCATCCAATTCGTATAGACGAATCTGGTTGCCGGGCTCCAGTTTCTGGATGTCCGCGCTGTAAATCATGGTGGTTACCTACGAAAAACCCCGCACTCGGCGGGGTCAGGGTTTGAAGGTTTGCTTGAAGTTCGTGGACAGTGAGTGCAGACCGTTGCCGAGGGTCGACAGTTTGTAGCCGGTTGCTGCGTATCGGCCTTGCCCGCTTCCCGGCGGTGTCCAAAGGAATGACTTGAAGCCCTCATGCCGATCAAGGAAGTCCTGAACCTTCTGGAGCTTCTGGCCAGCGCCGAACCGTCCGGTCACGGTCACGTCCCATGCCTGCGACTTGGTGTTGATACCTACGCCGCCTGCCTGGGTGTAACCGTCGCCGAAGTCGTTTGACCAGGTGCGCTGCTTCACGTCCCCAGACGCTCCGACCTGTACATCAAAATCGAATGTCTCAGCCATTATGCGCGCCTCCAGAGCAAGCCGCCCTGCCCCATTTCACGCTGCAGTACGCTGCGCACCTCTTGAGCCAACGCCTCGCCAGCAGCTTTACCCTGCCGCATTGCGTCCGCATCGCTGACGCCCGGCTGGGCCTGTACGGTAACGGGCGCGTTGATGGTGATCGGGGTGCCGCCACCCCTGCCAGTCCCGGACTTGTCAGCGAGGTAATTGGTCAGATCGCGGTTCTGGTTCGGGTTGAGCACGCGTTCACCACGATCGAGCAGCCAGGTACCTTCCTTCGGGATATTGTCTATACCGTTGTGCGCCATACCCATCAGCGCGGAAGCGGAAACAGAAGCGACCATTGGTGCTGTTGCAGCTGCAGCAGCGAGCGCAGCGGCAGGCGCTAGGCCGGGGCCGATCAGGGGAATACCAGCAGTCGATGCATAAGCGTTCAGCGCTGCCTGCGCAGATGCCGCTTGAGCGTTCGCGATCAGGCCAGTGGCCGCAGCTGATTGCCCGCTTTTACCAACGAGCAGTTGAATGCCCTGGTAGATCAACCACTGCGCGGCCATGTCGGAAAGCGCATTGATCACCGACTTGCCCATGTTGCTGGCAAAATCCGCAATCGCATCGCCAGCGTCCTTTGCGCCGGTTACCACATCGGAGAAAACGCCGCCCAGCCCGCCGGTCAAATCATCCAGACTGCCAGACACGAAATCAGCTGCGATGGCGGAATAGTTTTCGGCAGCATCTACGTAGTTCTGCCAGGCATCATTGACGCCATCCATCCACTTGGACTGGGCTTCGTCGACCTGATTGTAATAGTCCTGCTGCTTGACCATCCGTTCAGCCAGCGCTTCGGAGAGCATGCCGGTCTCTTTTGCATACAGCTCAGCGCTGATATCGCCGGAGTTGCGCTGCGCCTGAAGGTCTGCAGCCTTGCGCGCGTAATCCTCCAGAATGGCCATATCCTGCTTCAGGCGGTCCCGGGCCTTGTCGCCCATCCCTGCGCCAGCAAGCTCCATATCGAAGCCGCCGCCTGTGGCAGCATTCTCATCCTTCAGCGTGGCAAGGAAGCTAACCGCCTTGGCCTCTTCCTCGTTCGCTACCTTGAGTTTTTGGAGAGCATCCAGCTCCGATGCCAGCCCTTCGAGGCGCTTCTGCTGAACAGCGTTGATCCCGACCAGCTTGCCCGATGCAACTTCGAAGCGAATCTTGTCCACTTCCGTAGCGTTTTTCTGCGCGTCCTTGCTGGTATTGATCAGCGCGATCTGACGCTGCAGGTCGGTCTCTGAACCCTTGACGGTATCGCTCAGTTTCTTCGCCGCCGACGCGGCGTCCTTTGCAGCCTGCTTGGCCGCTTCCAGAGCTTTAGGATCGACTCCGCTGCCCTTTCCACCCTGATCACTGAAGCCGGTACCACCAAATAGGCGCTGGTACTCGCCCGCAGCAGCCCGCGCATCGGTGATGTATTTCTGAATCGTATCGCCCGCGAGGGGCGTTTCGAGACTTTCCTTGATCCCAGCTGCCGCCTCAGCGGCAGCGCCAAAGTTCACTTTAGCCTCATCGCGCAGGCGCACACTGTCTGCTATGAACTGTTTGGACACATCACCAATGGTGAACTTTGCCAAACCCGCCGCGACATCCGCCATCATCGAAGATGTATAGCCAACTGCCGTCGCATACATACCTACAAGGGTATCCGAAACGATCTTGAATACTCTCGTAACTCCATCGCCAGCGCTAACGACAAATGCAGTTGCGGTAACGAGCTTGTCGCCCATCTCCCCCACGACCTTTGTTACACCGCCGCCCGCTTTGACGCTGTCGTTAAGGTCTTTTGTCAATTGCTGAACCACTGGCATGAAATCATCAGCGATCTTGTTTTTTGTCCCCTGCAAGTTCTGCATGAGCCCCACAAGCTCGCTCGAAAACTGTTTCGAGACGGCTATGGTTTGAACGCTGAGAATAGCGCCGGCGGACTCCGCAGCATCGCCCAGCTGCTTGAACTCTTTCCCACTGTTGCGCGATAAGGGAACGAGCGCACTAGCCTCGTCGGCAATGCCTTCCATATAGAAGGTCATTTCAGCCTGGGAGACATTCGCTTTCTCAAGGGTCGAAACATACAACTGAAGAGCTTCGGCGCTGTTGAGCTTTTTGAAACTTTCCGCTGTCACGCCGACCTTCGGCGCGATGACCTCGAAGAAGTCTTTCAGCTCGCCGCCGCCGGTGTTGAAAAAGTCGCCCAGCTTGTCGTTGGTATCCTTGAAGATGTCCGCGAGCTTGTCCTGCTCAACGCCAACAGTTTTCGCGCCCGCCGCGTACTTCTGGAACTCGGTTGTTCCAAGACCAGCCAGCGCTGCAAGGTTGGAGATTTCCTTAGCGCTGCCGGCCGTGTAGGCGACCAGCCCTGTCAGAGCGGCAGGGACAGCTGCGATGGCAACGCCCACACCCTTGGCCAGGTTTTCAAAAGACTTGGCAATTTCCGCGTTGCGTTTCTTTGCCTCTTGGCTCGCCCTGTCAAGAGGGCCAGTGAAGGAACCGATCCTGGCCACCAAATCCAGCGTGAGCGTGCCCAGTGACTTGCTCATTCAACCCGCCTCCAAAGGTAAAGCCCGCTGTGCGGGCCTTTTAAGTTTTATGCCCAGCTTTCCATAGCCTGCTCGAGACTGATGGGCGGCTCGACCTCATGCTGCATGAAGTCGAAAATCTTGTACGGACCGTCCTTGTAATTCACGTTGGCGTACATCATTGCGAGCAATGCCGATCCGCGTTCCACCCGCATGCCGATGTTCAGAGAGCCACGTAGCGCCCGGTACTTCAGCCAGGACCTGAACTCATTCAGGCTGAGGGTTTCCTTGGCTTCCGCGATCGTACGCCCGCCGATGCCGGCGAGGACGAGCTCGTGCCAGAACTCTTCTTCGCCGGAGAGGGCGCCGTCTTTCCCAAGTTGTTGACCTGGGCGATGACTGTCAGCAACGCGAAAGTCAGGGTGGGGTCGAGCGAGCCACGCGTTGGATCAGCTTCACCGGTGATGTCTTCAACCGTGAAGACGGGCTTCCCCTCTTCGTCGCAGATACTTGCGGCAATTCGGCCCGCGTGAACCTGCACCTTGCCAGCGACGGATAGCGCATCGTTGATCGCCGTTTGAAACCCCAGCGGCCTGACGTAGACCGTGGCGACGATTTCTTCTTCGCCCTGCTGCCATTTGATTTCTTTCTCAACGGGGCGGCCGGTAAACGCACCGACGCCGCGCAAGCTTTCAAGACTTAATTTCATCGCGATGCCTTATGCGTTAGCCGACTTGCGAATCCAGGCGGAGCCGCCGGAGCGCTGGATGGTGCCCGCAGTCTTCACGACTGTATTTCCTGCGAAGTCGAATGGGAAGTCGGCGACATAGCCGTCGAACACGAACCAGGTGCGTGTCGGTGGCAGCTCGAAATCATCGCCAGCCGCATTTAAGGTGGGCTTGATATCGAAGCCATCAGCCCAGCCAACGACCCACGACGTATTTTCGACCGAGTCATCCTCGGAAAGCTGGTAAAGCCGGACGTGCGAGGCGTTTTTCGGATCAGCGTCTACTGAGAACGAAGCCTGTCCAGGCGTGCGCAAGCCGCGCAGGTATCGCCTTACCTTGTCACTCAGGCACGTAATTTCAACTTGGTCTGCTGGGTTGCCGCCCGGGTTGAACGCTGTAATGCATTCCACCTCGATAACCTCCAGCTTTGTCGGGTCTGCGGTTGTAGGCACCAGCGCATACATCTGGGTGCCTTGAGTCAAAATCGCCATTGTGTTCTCCAAATGTCGGGCATAAAAAACCCGCTCATGGCGGGCTGTAAAGTTGGTTGGGACTACCTGAGCACTATCCAGTCGACATCGAAACTCGACCGGTACAACTTTGTTTCGGCGTCTTTGCTCTCGCCGCCCCAGCGGACCACATAAGCTTGCAGCTCAATGGCGTTGCTGATTGCGGCGGTCACAGCCCTCGCATCGCTGCCAGTGGCTGCATATACGTCGACCTGCAGCGTGAAGCTGTCGGCGTCAGGACGGCCTGCGAGGTAGTTTTCTGGGCTGCCGGTGATGAGCTGCCAGACTGCATACGGTTTCGCCACACCTTCGGGTGCATCATCGAACGGATAGAGCCTGGTGGGGCTGACGCCGAGGAGTGCCGTCACGCCTGCGTCAGCAGCGCATACCGCGAATATGGGTGCATATGACATCACGCCCCCCCTGCGGCCTTGGCCGCTCGTTTAATCGCGCGGTCAATGGCCTTCTCGTATTCAGTGATGAATGTGTTGGTTGCCTCCGCTATGTTGTCGGCCAAGGCTTTTCGCGCGAATGGATCCGCCCGCATTTTGGAAGTACCGAATTCGATCAGACGCCAATGAGGCGTCGCAGCGTTCGCAGATTTGTCGCCGCCTTTCTTGAGGACAGCGCCTTGCAGAACACCAACCCGGAAACCCAGGTCCCCGCTCGACTTGAACAATTTCCCGTTCCAGCGAAGCGCGACGTTGTCCGCGATAGATCGGCCTGTTTCAGGGTCGTCTATCTGCTGCGCTCCTTCTTTCATCTTGTTGGCCACCAGCTGGGCAGCCTTACGCAGCGCCGACCGACCACCTTTACGCTTCATGTCCTGAGTGATCGATTCGAGTTTTCCAACGAGAGAGTCAATACCCTCCAGCTGGAAATCCACTGAGTCAGCCATCGTTGACCCCCTTGGCCACCAAGATGGTGAGATAGTCCAGACCTGAATCGGGATCGGGCAGCGCCGGGCCTTTGATGTCGTAGACATCCCCTCGGTAAAGGATCCGCATCGTCGGCAGCACACCGGCTCGGTGTCGGATAACTATCCGCGCGGTGGCCTCTGACTGGCTGGCCTGGGCCGCTATAAAATCCCTGGCGCTCAGCGGCTCGACCGCTGCGGGCACCTTGTTCCAAACCGTTTGCCAGCTCTCCAGTTCTTCACCAGTGTCAGGGTCCTGCAGTCGGCCCAGCGCCTGGAACGTAACGCGATGTCGAAGTCGTCCGGCACGCATTACACGCCCATCCTGATGCGGTAAGGCATGAGTAAAGACTTGGACGCCAGCGGCATCTCCGTAGCAGTCGTTCCAATTACCACTTCCTCGCGGTTGGCGAACAGGTGTCCCAGCTTGAGTAGACACGCGGCCTGAATGGCAGGGTTGGCCACTATTCCGAAATCGTCCATGTCGATGGACTCATACGAATCGGCCAAAGCCTGGCGCGCCCGCTCCACTAATGTGCAGCGTATGTCGGCGTTCTCTGGTAGCTCCGCCTCCGTCTTCGCCGCTTGATAGGCCGAACGGGCCTCACGTATGCGATCAACGGTGCCAACCTTGGCGGATTCGGCAGACTCCTTATCGGCATAGAACCGGCGCTGCAAAAACTGCATAGCGGCTTCCTCAGCCGCGCCGAGCAATGCCTCCACAAGCGGCTGATCTTCGGATTCGGCGTGCAGGTGATGCATGGCCGTTTCTATGCTGATGACGGGCATGTGTCACTCCAGAGGTGGTTGGTGCTGCTCGGGTTCCGGAATCAAATTCTCGCTTTGAACAGGCGGTCCTTCGATAGCGGCATTAGGCTCAGGATTCGCGGCGGGATCCGAGGCGGTGGAGGCCGAAAGTTTGGCTAATTCGCTTTCGGCCTCTTCCTTCCTGCCGATGAAGTTGCCGACCTGAGCGCCTTCAGCGTCGACAATGATCCAACGCTGCCCCTTCTTCGCAACCGTCAGCGCCGAGCGCTCACTGAAGTTCGACGTCAGAGCGTCTCCAACCTCGCCTACGATCTTGCAAAGCTTGAGTTGCTCCAGCTCCTTGGCCAGCCATACAGGCGCGGCATAAGGCTCGTTGTCGGTGTCACGGATGGTGCCGCGGTCCTCGTAAGCCCGCAGCGGCTTGATCAATACATCTGACATTTCTCACCTCGGTGGGCCGGGGATGCCGGCCACTTTAGGGGTTGGGCAGCTTAAGCCGCAGCGGCCGCAGCCGTGAGCTTGCCAGTGACGAAAGCTTCGGTACGGTAGATGGCAAACGCCAGGCGTTCTTCAGCGCGAAGCGTGACCATGTTGTTCTCAAAGTCCTTGTCGTTCTCGGTGGAAATCAAAACTTCAACTTCCATCCGATCAAAGATCTGCGCACCCAGCTTGAAGGCACCTACCAGGAAGTCGTTTTGCTTCATGGCTTGGGTTGAGACTACTGGGCGATTCCACAGACGAGCTGCAGTGCCTTCCTGCGGCTGACCGATCAAATAGCGGCCCTGGCTGTCTTTGATCAATTCAATCAGCGCCCAGTCAGTTGGGTTCAGCACGATGCCATCCGAAGGGAACTCTGCCAGCTCAGCTTGCAAAAGGGCCAAGCGAAGTCGGTCGATGCGCTGTTCGCCGGTAACGGTCCAGCCAGCCAGAGACGTGTATTGATTCGCTACCGGAACAAGCCCTTGCAGATTTGCACCAGCCCCGCTGCCGTACAGCAACTGGGACTCTTCAGTGAGCAGCAAGCCATACCGAGCCCGCGCATCGATGTAGCTCTGCAAAGCCTTTGCGTCATCCAGAATTTGACGCGAGGCTTTGAACAGGTGGGCGATAGTACGGACCGACGCTGTAACCAAGGCGGTCGTGATTTCGGAATACGGCTTTGCAGAGCCCTCCGCTACGATCGCGGCATTGTTTGTAAAGCCTGTCTCGCGGACGTACTCAAGCGAGCCAGCTTCGGTCTGGCCGGGGGCAACCAGATCGCGAATGGTGGCCCGACGCATGCCCGGCAGCGCGACAGTGTCCAGGCGCTCCGTAGCCGCCAAGCCACCGGCGGATGTCGTGGTGATAGCGGCGCGAGGCACGGAAACACGACGGGAGCCACGGAAAGACGAATTGACGCCTTCCATGTGTTCACTGGTAACAACCAACTCGCCAGCGGACTTCGGGGACTCGTTACGCTGTGTGTCGCGATTGGCATTGACAAGCTTTTGCTCGGCTTCCAGCACGCGAGCCTGCAGTTCGCCCTGCTTCATCAGCAACTCGTCGACCTTGGCCGACGTTTCTTTGCTCAGGCCCTCATGGTGATCGACATTCTTCTGCGCCTGCTCGGCATGTGCCTTGAGCTGATCACCGATGTCCTTGAGGTTGGCCTGGGTCTGCTTGTACTGGGTTTCGATGTCATCCTCACCGATTTTCCCCATCTGAGCATTCCAGCCGCGATATTGAGAGGTTCCACGTTTTACGAGCGCAGTGGAAATACCCACCAGCAAAAGCGAACCCATAACTGTTTCGGGCGTGGCACCGAAGGTCAGCGGGATCAAGGCAGCGATGGACAACACAGCCATCAAGAATGCCGGGGACAGACGAAATTTCATCATTGTGTGAAGCCTTATACGGGAAAGGAAAAGTTGAGTTTCGGCAGGGGTGACAGGTCCAGCTCGACAGCGCGGGGCTTATCGGACGAGGCAGCGTATTGCTTACCCCCGCCAGCAGCGCGCGGCGTGCTGGACTTGAAATTGGCGAAGAGTTCGCGCCGCTCGCTGCGGGCCATTCCGGCTTTTGCCAACGCGACATCCATAGCTTTCAGCGCGTTATTCTGCTGGGCCTGCTCGTCTTCACGCTCGGTGATTTCGTCAGATGAGAGAACGGCCGTTGCAAAGCCGAGCTCAACTGCTCGTCGGCCGCGTATGAACGTCTCGTCATCCATCATCTCGGCGATGTCAGCAACGGCCTGGCCGCTGCCTTCTGCGTAAAGGTCTGCCATCGCAGCGTCGAACTCTTCCATCGTGTTCGCTACATCGCGCAAGTCATGGCGGTTGCCGACGGCTAGCGTCCAGCAGTTGTGGATCATGAGAAACCCGCTGCTGGCCACTTCGCGCGTTGCACCGGCCATGTAAATCACCGAAGCAGCCGAGGCGGCCAAGCCCAGAACCTTGGTCGTGATCGGCTGGCTGTGCTCGCGGAGCCGGTTGTAGATGGCCAGGCCTTCGAACATGTCGCCACCCGGCGAATTGATATAGACGGTGGCTGGCTTATCGCCGATTGAGCGAAGGGCCGCGTCGATACGCGAGACGGTAACGCCCTCCCCATACCAGTCCTGGCCAATAACGCCATAGATGGTGATGGTATCGCTGGTGGACTCCACGGCCGCTTTGATGGCAGGATTCCATCTGTCGAGCGCGCGCGGGCTCAGCTCGCAGTTAAAACTGCCAGCCTTGGATTTTGGTTGCATGATTTATTCCTTCGAGTTTGCCGGCTGATCTAGCCAGTTCTGTAGAGCTGCCCTTGCGGCTTGCCCGTCATCGCTCTGACCCAGTTTGTCGATCGGCGAAAGGTTGGTTTGCACAGTTAGCACACCGGCATTTCCGCCCATTTTGGGCAGGTTCTCCTTCATGCGGCATTCGTCTCGCGTGTAAATGCCGTTCTGCACCATGCCTGAATACAGCGTTGCTCGTGCGGCGCTATCGGCCCGCATCAAGCCTTCGATGGAAAACTCTGGGTAAATCTGACGGCGCTGCGCAGGCGCCAGCAAACTGCGACTGATCCCTTCCTCAATGCGGCGCATATAGTAAGTTAAGTGGAATGCTTTTGGGCTACGCTGATTCTGTCGACGTTCTGGGGGATTGCCCATGGCCTCTACTGCCTCTTATGAGCACGTGCTTCACCGCTACCCCAGCGTTCAGGAATGGCTGGCGCTGCTCGGTAACCTGGGAAGAGCACCGGCTACCTTGGATGCCTACGGCAGGGGATTGGCGCATTACTTGCTCCACTGCGAAGCCTCCGGTCTGGAGGCTGAATCCATCACATTTGAGCAAGTCACGCTCTACATCCGTCGGCTACTGCCCGGGCAAGAAAACGCGGTGGCGAATTCGACCTTGCACCAGCGCCTCACCGCGATCCGCCTGTGGTACGACCACCTGGTGTTTCAGGGGCGTTGCGCACAGAATCCGGTACCTCGCGGCCAGCACGGCCGCCTGTGTCAGATCCCTGGACATTCAGGCTTTATGAGAGGGCTGGTGCCTCGCCTGATAAAGCTGCCCGACATCCCCTCGGATGAGCAGTGGCGTTACTTTCTCAGCATCGCGGCCAGGTCGTCTATTCGTGATCGACTTATGCTCTCGTTGGCATACTGCGGTGCGCTCCGTCGTGCCGAACTAGTGGGCCTGAGAATCGAAGACCTGGATCTCGCCCATCGACTCATTTCAGTGCGCGCAGAAACGACCAAAGGCCGACGCAGCCGTGTCGTGTGCTACAGCCCTGAAATTGCGCCGATACTTGGAACGCATCTTCATGCCCTTCGTCTGGCCGGTTGGTCGAAAGGAGCCCTGTTTCGATCCGAGTCTGATCGCAATCGAGGTTCGGCACTCACGCGGTGGACGTGGAGTAAAACGGTAGAAAGATGGGCCACGGACTCAAATCTGTCATGCCTGAGCACACACACTTTTCGTCATCTGCGACTCACGCATTTGGCACGTGCGGGGTGGAAACTGCATGAATTGACAGCCTATGCAGGTCACCGGGATCCGAAGACCACTTTGATTTATGTGCACCTGTCGGGCGCTGACTTGACTGCAAAAATGGCGCATTCGGTAGGTAGTCTGGACGCCCGACTGTTCGCTGAACTCTTCAAGTCGGAGTAATCGTCACGGGAGCATTATTTACCATGAGCTACGTGCCATTTGATGTGGATCATTATGAGCGTCAAGAGGAACTGTCGGATCTGGAGCGGACTATACTCTCGAATCGTCGGTATCGTTCCGACTGGGCCTATCTACAATCGAGTGTACCCAGACTCATTATTCCTCTAATTGATCTCGTGGTACACGCTGGCGTTTCGGATCGATTGGCGGTCTCCTCTGTGTCCGTCATTCTCTGGCACGTTAGTAAGACTGATACCCCCTATTGGTCTTGGTCAGAAATGCAGTGGTTGGCTCTCCTCGACACCCGAGCTGGGTCGCGCCCTTATCTGGCAGCGGTCGCATACCACTTGGGAGGTTTTCGTACGCCACAACGCATTACCAAATTTCGCCAATCTGCGATTTATGCATCATTCATTTTTGGGCACGAGATATTCAAGGATGAGCTCACTCGTTTAAGCACGGTTTTGAAATCACTGGGCTACACAGCGCGTCACCTTGAAAAATTTCTGAGTGGCGTGCTGGGGGTATTGATGTTGGAAAACGGCGACCCTCGGCTTGAGACTTTCACGGAAGGGCTTTTGATTAAAGGCCAAGGCCATCGAAGCGTGGGCATTGCCAGGTTGGTTGGCAAAGTCTCCCATGGTCTAGCTGCGCTGGGTATTCTGGATAAACCGTTACGCAAGCGTGGCTATGTTGACTGGCGTGAAAAGAGTATCGAGGGGATTGACTCTGTCTGGGTCAGTTGGTGCCGTCGCTGGCGAGACACCTCAACCTTGCGTCCCCGTACACGGGAAAGTAACTACAGCTTCATGTTGAGAACCGGCATCTGGTTGACGCGCGAGCAGCCGTGGGTGAGCTCCCCCGTCGATTGGAACACATCAACCTGCGCGGCCGTCATCGCGGCGATTGACCGGATGACCGTTGGTGAGTGGGCTTTGGAGTCAGCGCTCGGTACGAAGTTGAAAGGACTTGGTCAACCGATTGCACCGAACTCAAAGCGAGCGTTTCTGCATGCCTTACGCCGTTTTTTCATCGACTTTGAACTGTGGGGCTGGGGACGTCTAAAGTTCAGCCCCCGTCATCACCTGGCCACACCCCGTACTGTGGCGTTCAACTCGGGGATCAATCCACGCGTTATCGACGACTCCAGCTGGCTCAAGCTGGTCTGGGCGAGCCTAAACCTGGAGCGTAAGGATTTGCTCTCGGAAATCCACTACCCCTTGGCGATGGTTCAGGCTGCGGCTGTGGTGTGGACACACACCGGGCTACGCAGTAATGAAATTATGCGGCTGTCCATGGGGTGTGCGCATGCCCAGCCCCATGAGGTAGTACACGAAGACGGAACCACAATTCCACCAGGGACCTTGTGCTACCTCGATATTCCAGCCAGCAAGACATTCAAGGCTTTTGTCAAACCCGTGGCCGTGGTGGTTAAAGAGCGAATCGACGCCTGGCTTAAAGAAAGACCGGTGAACCAGGCACCACTTCTGGATGAACGAACCGGGGAGAAGGTCAGTTACCTGTTTCAGTTTCGGGGCAAGCGCATGGGCGCGGGAGTCATCAACCGTACGATTATCCCGATACTATGTGCAAAGGCCGGTGTCCCGCTAGACGACAGTCGCGGTCGTATTACCAGCCATCGGGGGCGCGCCTCGGTCGTTACTGCATTGGCGAGTGTTCCGCAGGGCATGTCGCTAATGGAGCTGATGCAGTGGTCTGGGCACAGTTCCCCCAGTTCTACGCTCCATTACATCCGCATCCGCCCCACCAAGCTGGCTGCATCATTTGTCAAAGCTGATCAAATGTCTCACATGGTGTCAGTGCTTATCGACCACGACGTAATCGCACGACGTTCATCTGACCCTTATACCTTTTATGATCTGGGCGATTCGTACTGTTCAAATCCGTTCTGGAGCAGTTGCCCTCATCGAATGGCGTGTGCTGGCTGCGATTTTAATATTCCCAAAGCCAGTGCCAGAGCGCAGGCTCTGGAAAGTAAAGCGTCCATCGGACATTATCTGGAGGCCGTGCCCCTGACGGCCGATGAGCGGGCTATTGTTGAAGGTGACCTGGAAAAATTGGATGGGCTTATACGCAAGCTCGATGATGTGCCGACGCTGGATGGCCGAACGCCCAGTCAAATCGATGCGAGTAAAGGCCGGTAATCGTGGGCGTCCCAAGGAGCCGCTGATTTATTCGTTTTTTGCCCCGAGAACGCTTTGGAGACCTTGATTTATAACGAGGCAATAACTGGTTATTGAATAAGTCAGCGGCTCCCTCGCATGTCTTTTTTCTCAGGGAGACCCATCTAAATAAGTCAATGCATCTTATTATTGGCTCTCTAGGGCTTTCCTTATCTTTCGCGCCCGGGACGACTCGATAGACATACTATAGTTTTCTGGATCACCCCCCTCCCGATGGACGCGGAATGCCTCAGCACGCTCGTTTAACGTTTCTCTGGACGATGACCGATTTGTGCTGACATTGTCGTTTGCTATGTGGGGCTGAGCTTCCGCTACAGCAGTGAGTGTGCCACGGGACTGAGCATGTTTATAAAATACGGCAGGCAGCACTTTCTTTCCGTCAACCAATTCTATTCCTCTGGTAAGTCGCGATCTGCTATCTTCACTATTTGGAAAACAATAGCCACTATCAGCCAAGCTTTCATGAAGACTATCGAAGACGCTATCTTTTTGGTGGGCGCACAAAGCAAAGTTAAGCGAAAATATGACACAGTCGTGCCATGAACGTTGTGCATCAGTCTCTATGATAGACATTTTAGCATTTCCTCGAAATCGCGTATTGACCTCCTCACGCAGTTGAGGATAACCCGGTAAGTAGGCAGGAGGGTAAACATCATCCTTATAGGCGGTAATGGGCTCCAATACGATCAGCGTCTTTTGACCATTGGAGTGGTTACGTACGTCCACAGCAACGTGATGAAGTGAGGGCGGATTTAGCCGAAAAACACCACGCCACGCGCCGGGCTCATTATGACTTTGCAGGTGATCGAGGAATGCGATGCGCGAGTCGAAACAATGAAGGTTAAGTTGGGAAAAGCTTGTATTATAAGCTGCAGCAAGCGAGCCTAGGTTTTGAGCGTCAAGTTGGAGTGTGTCACTATTGGATTGTCGGTATTCTATATCGTCGAGTATATTTTTTGCATAATGCAAGAGATCCGGATTTGAATTCATCTGTGATCTGTAGTAGGACTCGCGTAGCGCTGAAATCTTGTCCTTGGCTCTATCGGGTATGTCAGCAGCTACAGGTTGCCTAGGCGAGTGCGGAGTGGATTGCTCCCATTCGCTGTCGGAACTTGAAGTGTTCGAAGAGGCTTGGGCGGTATCAGCGCCATAATTTCTCCCATAATCCTCGTTGTAGTAGTGCCGGACGCTAGGGAGACGCTGAAAAATTAACCCGTTCGCACCGTCTTCATTTCCAAGCCGGTTTTTTTCAACCTGCCGGCCTTGCTTTGCGTTTCTC